CTATGTGATCGGGGTTGTCCCTTGGAACTCTCCCGTCACCGGCGGCAACAGGTCACCCAACTGACCATAAAGCGAGTCGACGGATCGGCTTAGCCGGGTTGTTCGATAGACGCGCACGCGCAGCGTCTTGAGCGTATATTGATCCCGCCGAAACTGGATGAACTCGCCGGCAGCGCTGTAATCCTCCAGCTTGATGCTGGCGTCATCACCCGGCCCCGTGAGCACCTGCATCCGTCCGTGCGCCATTATGTCACGGAGCGCCAAACCATCCTCAAACCGGCGCATAACCGCGAGGATCAAACCACGATGCGGCGTGAGTGGGCCAGCGGTATCGCAAACAGCCGCAAGGTATTTCAATCGATCGGGGCGACGTGAGGGAAAGCGGCCACGTATTCCTGCATAAGCTTCATGCTTTGAAGCCCGTATAGCCAACTCGGTGAGGATGGTCTCCACCGTCCCCATCGCAGCCACATAAGCGCCCCGGAGCTGCATCACTTCCGTCAACGTGTGGTCCAGCGTCCACGGGTTTACCTCTACCCGCAATGGTGAGCTTCGGTTCAACATCGCTTTCGCCCCTTGTGTTAGTTCGCATGCATTTTCCGCAACGTAGAACAACACAAACGTTCTGGCATAGCTCCCCTGCCACCGCACGAATCACCGGCGGGGGAGACACGACACACATGGGGAACACCGACAACGCCGCGACCATCACAGCGGCGGACGTGCTTGCACTGAACGCGATCGGCGATGCGATCTTCGCCGAATGGTATCCGAACCATCGCCCCGGCGATCCGGTGCCGGCGATGCCGCCCCTTCACATCATGCAGGAAGCCCGCGAACTGGCATTGCGACACCGCATGGTAGCTGCCCGCCGGCGGGGGCGGCAAGCGGCCTAGCGCAGCACCTTCCCGGCCCTACGGGGCCGGGAAGCAATCAGGTTACCTCCGCCGCAAAGCCGCGGTTCCTTCGGCGGTAGCCCAGGTCACTTTGCAAGTGACGCCTAATCCGATCGTATGAGACGACTTGCAAACGGTCGGACAAAGACTCGTTTACGTTTCCACGCATTGACGTCTGCCCCGGTGTTTCCTGCCGTGAATCACCGATCAGCAGCAGCACGCTCTTTGGTCGCACAATCTCTTTGACGCCTGTCATCGACCGAACTGTATCGACGTAGCGATCGAACTGGTTCAGGTAGCTCGTGCACTGCACAAGCGCCTTGTTAGCGGTTGGGCTGAAAGCGTCCGCCTTCATATTTGCAAACTGAACGTCGGCGCGTTTTAGCTCAATTATCCACCATGTATATCCATCCGAGTTCGCAGCAACTGCGAGAAAGTCGGGTATCTTTCCGGGCGATCCATTCGGCTGGTGCAACGCGATTTGCTGCTTTGGAAACAGCCAAATGCCGTGGTGCCCGGTGCTCGGGGTTATATACTGTGCAAGGTAAGGGCGCTGTTCGATGCAGCGCTGAATGGCCTCCTCATCTTTCGCGGCCAACGCCGCATCAAAGGCATCAAGCCAATCCAGGCGGATATGGCTTGGACTGCCGTAGAGGGCACCGGGAAACCGCTGCGCTTCTTTGGCCTCGTATTTGTCGAAGTCGGCGTCAGTCATTATCTTGAGAACGGGCACGGATTACTCCCGGCGTGATCTGATACTGAGTTGTGGTCTAACCCGGAGCGCGCAGCAAATCCGAAGCGATGGGGGCGCGGGCCGATTTGACACGATAATTGAGGTCCGCCCCTTGACACGGTTTCGCGCTAGCCGAGTCGTTCGCGGTTTCGATGTTGTGTGATTCGGCACAAGCCAACGCCGAACGCCATGAGCACGCCGCGCCCCGAAGCTCGCCGGGATCGCAGCGACGCCGTGGCAAGCTGGCGCGCATCAACGGATCGACGCGGGCGCGGCCCGCGCGACTTCCGCGCTGTTGGTGGATCGGATCGCCAGCCTCATGATAACGGGCACTGTGCGTGCGCTCCGGGGCTTACTGGTGTGCGGCGGCACCGAAACGGCTGATTACCTCGCCCGCCACCTGTCGGCGTTGTGTGAGGCTACGGGGACCGTTTCCGACGATATGATCGGCGTTCGTGCGCTCAATCGCCAAACGATCAGCCGATAAATCAAACTCAAAAGACTTGTATTCCTTGACGCTGATACCCCCCCCGGAGGGGGTGGGGTAGGTAGGGGGTGCCCCTATGCCGCGCAGTAGCGCGCTACTGTAGCCTTGCTGATACCGAAGTGCTCCATCGTCTGCCGCACCGTGGCAGCATTGTCCTTGCGCCATGCTGCCACGGTGGAGGCGTCATGCGCCTTCGGGCGCCCCATGCTCACCTTGCCACGGTGCGTGCGGCCTGTAGCTGCCAGCGCTGCCCGCGCTGCATCACGCCCCGCGTCACAGCGTTCCCGGATGCGCTGGCGCTCCATGTCTGCCATCTGTGCCAGCACAGCCACAATCAGCTCACCGACGCCGCGCCCGATCGGCCCCAGCCCGCGCACATCCAGCGTGACGCCGCGATCGAGCAAGCGCCGCACGGTTGCTTGAACGTCCAGCGCATCGCGCCCCAGCCGGTCCAGCGCATAGACATAGAGTGTATCGCCTTCCCGGACATAGGATAGCAGCGCGCCGAAGCCGGGGCGATCAGCGGCAGCGGTGGCACCGCTCACGCCTTCGTCGGAGAACTCGCGATCAAAGCCACCGCCAAGCGCGTGCCGCTGTGCGTCGATCGTCTGGTCGCCGGTGCTTACACGATAGTATGCGATGCGGCTCATTGCCCTGCCTCCGAGTCTCAAAAGATACCCTTGACTAACGCGACCGCATCACAAGTCAATATGGTATCTTTTGAGGCGCTATCTGACGGGTATTTGCCCCCTCTCGGAAGGTGTAACTTTTGAGACGGTGCGGCGGACCCGGTGAGGATGGGTGCGAGCTGGTGGGGCGGATTGCGGTGCGGCAGCGACCGGCAGCGCGTTTGCGTGGTGCAGCGATAGCCCACCGGGAACTCCGGGGGCGGTGTGGAGCGGCGGGCTATAGGTGGCGTGGTTGTATTCCGCTGCCTACACAGGAACCATGTTGACCAGCGTTTGCGCCTGTCCAGCGTTCACCGAGTCCACATAGCCGATTACGCCTTCAACCTGTGGCTCCGATCCCGTGAGCACAGCTTCCTCGAACTCCGCAAACCGCTTGTCGCTTACGCGCATTGTGTGGCTGCCGAAGACGATGTTGAACCCCTCTATCTCTGGCGCTGGACCTTGCTGCTTGGCTTCATTGAAGTGAAAGCCCGCTAGGTCCGCGCCGGAGTGCAACGTGTCCAGCGCAGAACGAACGTCTGCTTCATTGTCTGCCGATACGGTGATGTCATCGACATACACCGTCACCTCTACACCAACCTTTCTAAGCGATCGGATAGCGGCACCAAGGGCAGATTGCTCGATCGCTACGGACGCGAGCAAGGGCGATTGAACAAACCCGAAAGGCAGGGAGAACCGACGCGATCCCACGTCTTCCTCAACCGTGCTGTCGCTTGCCATTGTGAACGCTTCACCCTGATCGAAGCCAATGCGCCTCAATGCCCGGTGAACTCGGGTCCGTGTGACCTGATTGAAGAACCGGGCCAGGTCTACACTAGCAAGCCACGGCTTCGCATGATGAACTCGGACAGCGGCGACGTGACCACCCGATTGCAAGTGGTAGAAGAACGCCGGTGGTCGCCAGCGCTTTGCAACCTGCTTGACTATATCGTTGCCGATCGCAACGCCGTTGTCGGTAGGAACGAAGACTTGGGTGCCCTTAGGCAGCTTGAACTTGCTTGCGTAAAGGTTTCGCATAGTTGGCGGCCTCGATCCAAAGTTTGAAGGCATAATACGCGAACTTAATCGCGTCAGCTCCCCACTTTAGACCGAGGCCGAGGTAATCAGCTGCATTGCGCTTCTTCATACCGCGGGTCCTTTCACATACCCTCAGCTGCCTTGCACCTAAGTGCGAGCCACCAACCAAAGGACAGCTAAACAGTGTAAAACCGAAAAGCTGCCTCCATGCTACTCTATCAAGGTGTTAACCCGATAAGTCGCTGTGAAAGTCCCTTCCGCCGAGGGATCACCTTTATAGGTGCCCGGTGCGAGCCGATCAAGTCGGGCGATGCGCGTTCACCTCGATCAGCGCCGCGCCAAAATCATCCATGCCGGCGCTATCCCGCTTGGACACGTCGCGGCTCTTTTTCGCCAGCCCCAGCTTGATGAGGTTCGCGCCTAGCAGCGTCACGTTGCGGCGGTAGTTTTCTTGATCGACCGGCTTGCCTTCCAGTAGGTCGGCGGTTGCCTGTTCGCACAGCATCGCCAGCGTGGCAGCGTTCATGAGCAACAGGCGCTCCGATGGGGTCGGGTTGCGGCCTAGCTGGTCGGCGAGTTCAAGCCCGATCGACCGGAACCGCTTGGCTTCCATCGTGCGCCCGTCGATCTTGCGACCGGCGATGTTCATGTCGAACGCGATTGGCTCAGTGGACATTGTGGCGGTAACCTGTGGCTTCGATCGCGGCGAGCACGCGCACGCGGGTTCCCGGCGTGACGTTCGGGCGATCGTGGATGACGTTCGACACGGTGGTCGGCGACACGCCGGCATGGCGAGCAACATCGGGGATCGACACGTCGCGGTGGCGCGGGGGCATATTGGTCCGCTTTACCTTCACCAGCGCGGCGGGGTCGTGCTCCACGCGATCGACATAGGCGAGCACCCGCTTACGCACCTCGCCGGCTTCCAGCCCTGCCAGCTCGCATACGGTGCGGAAGTCGTCACCACCGTTGCTGAACCATGCGCGGGCGGACTCCTTAATGGTGCGGCGCTCATCGCCAATGCGGGGCACGCCAGCGGCTTCCTGTGCAGCGTTGACGATCACGCCGACGAATAGCCGCTGTTCGGGGCTGATGACGTTGGCGTTCATGCCGCGCGCCCCAGCGTTGCCTTGCACCGGCATCCGGCTTCCAGCGGTGGCGTGAAGCATGGCCCAAGCGGCGTTGCGAACGGCTGATTGAGGGGCACGCCGTTCCGGTTCATTCCCGGCACCTGTGCATGCGCGAGCCGCACCCGTTCGTCACGAGCGGTGCGCCAAAAGCGGCGTTGGTCGGCGGGCAGCGCGCCGAAGCGCTGTGCGATCTGCCAGCCGGTGAGCTTGGCGGTTTCGGCGATCTGGTGCGCGGCGTTGCCGGCGACAGCCTTGGTGCGAGCTTGCCGGAGTGCTTTGGCGTGGCGGTCCAGTAGCTTTTCGGCTTGCTCCGGGCTGGTGCCGACGCGGATCGCCTTGGCGAGCATCTGGCGCTGTGCGGCGGTGATGCTGCCCCGTGCGGCGACAAGAATGGACTCGGCACCGCGTGCAGGTTCGGCGGCATGGGCGATCAGGGCTTCGCGGATCGCGTGGAGTGACCGGGCTTGTGCGACCGACAGGCCAATAGCGCGGCGGATCTGGGCGGCGCGGCTGTCGGCGCTCCCGCGTGCGGTAAGCATGCGTTCGGCGGTGTCGCGGAGCGCCTTGGCGCTTTCGTGTAGGTAGGCGGCGCGGAATGAGCGGATCGCGTTGTCGCGGGCGGTCACGGCATCGGCAGCGTTCGTGTTCGCGACGTGGCGGGCCTGTGCGGCAGCAAGCGCCGCGACAGCCGCGAAGAACGATGCGAGGGCAGCTAGGCCGCTGGCAGCGTCCAGCGCGTCGGCGAGCTGCCCTTGTTCGGGATCGTCGGTGCTGGTGAGCGTGGCGAGCTGGTCGGCGTAGTGGTCGCGGGCTTCGGGGCCTTCATCATCGGCGTTCGCCATGAGCGCGGCGACAGCAAGCACGTCGAACAGCGCGATTGCGTCATCAAGCGCCGCGTCGATCGTCTCTTTCAGGTCCGCTTCCTGCCGCGCGGTGAGCTGGTCGATTAGGTCGATCACAGCGCCACCTCCGCGACGTTGGCGGACGATGCGAGCAAGTGCGGCTCGATTAGCCGGCGGACGTGCTTCGGCAGCTCATCGGCGATCGTCGGAAAATACATGGTCATGCTGTCGCCGAGCATCCGCTGCATAACGGGAGCGCTGGAAGGCGCGCCCTGTGTCAGCAGGTGGATGGCCAGCTCGACGCATGCCGTCACGATCGCGGGCGGCGTGGCAGCGGCAAGCGGATAGCCGTGCGGGCAGCGATCGGGCACGCGCGGCCATGCCAGCGGCTGTGTCGGTGCGAGGGCGCGGCCTTGCCAGCGCATGCGGTCCAGCAACGCCGTGGCGGTGATGAGGGCTTGCGATTGCGTCTGTTCGGTTGCGCCGTTCCATGCGGCAGCGAACAGGCGGGTTGCCGCGATGCCTTGCGCATCGGCGAGGCTGGCATAGGAGTTCACGCCGGCACGGATCGTCCAGGCGGGCACGGAATCGGTCACGTCAGATAAACCTTGTGGAGCACGCCACCGGGCAGCTTGCGGCGCTCAAGCCGCGCCACCTTGAGGGCAGCGGCGTCGGGCAGCTCGAAAGTGTCGCCGATGGCGATGGGGTGCGGGTGGTCGATCAGCCACACGGTTGCGGTGGCATCGGGCATGGCTTCGCGGGATGCTTGCCCCAGCGCCTTGCCGGGGCTGTAGGTCACACGCGCGCGGTGTTCGGTGCTGGTGCCTTCCTGAACCTTGCCGAACAGGTCACGCTTGCCCGCGTGAAGCTGGCGCACGGTATCGGTCATGAGGGGCAGTAGGTCGGCGAGCATCGGGCACCTTGGAATGAGGGTGCCAGCCGCGCGACCGGAGTAAGGGTCGCCGCTGGCAGTCGGGGTTTTGCATGCGCGGGCACTCGCCGACTTATCCCGCGCCGGGTGGTGGCACCCGGCTCCCTTCCCACTCCGATGCGCGCGGCGGGCAACCTTTCCAGCGCATCGGATTGTGTGGGTGGCTTCGATCGCCCGCCGGGGTGAGCTTATGCGGCCTTGATGCCCTTGAGGCGGGCAGCGGCCTTCGGGTGCTTGATGACGAAGCCCGAATACCATTCGGTGCGCGTGCGGAGCGCGGGCTTGTCGTCCACCTCGCCGAGGTCGCGCGCCTCGATCGGCTTCGTCTGGATGCCGTGGAGCGTGTCAGCGCCGAAGCGGACGGCGTAGATGCTGGTGGTCGCGTTCGCGGTGCCCTGCGTCTCATCGAACGCCAGAATGTCCGCGCCGGTCTCGTCTTCCTCGACCAGCCCGAACGGCACGCCGGCATAGCCTTCCAGCTCGCGGCCGAGCTGGTCGGTGGTGATGGTGAGCGCGTTCACGCTACGGGCCATCTGGCGGACGGTGCGGCGCATGGTCTTGTTCATGAGCAACAGCGAGGGCGTGCCGCGCACAGCGTCGACCAGCTCGTCCAGCATCTTGAACTCAAGCGCGCCGCCATTGGTGCCGGCGGTCAGCACCTGCTCGCCGGTGAGGCGGCGGTTCAAGCCGTCGAACTCCTTGGGGTTCTTGGACGTGTCACCATCGAAAAAAGTGCGCAGCCACGTCAGGGTCGCGGCCTTCGCCTTCATGCCATCGTGAATGGCGCGGGTGTCGTTGTCGCCGGTCTGCATGGCGATCTGCGCAACGTCGAAGTCGCTGTCGCCGCCAAGGATGGTCAGCGTTTCCGTCAGCGGGTTCACGACGCCGGTGGACTCCACGTAGCCTTCATTGAAGCCACGGAACGCCACGCCGGGAAGCGACTGCTCGCGGTTATAGGTGTAGGCGTTGCCGGCGATGTTGATGAACGGCAGCGCGGCGAGCACCGGGTTCTCGGTCGCGAAAATCTCGACAATGCCGGACGTAAGCCGATCGGGGTTCAGCTTCGCCCATTCCGAAATGGTCAGCACTTACAGGTTTCCTCTCTTGTTCTGTTACTTGCGATAGCCACCCGCCATCCGCGCGAAGACGGGCAGCGAAGCGGGGTCGGGGGTGGTCGGCGTGATTGCGGGCTTGCCGCTGTCAGTGGCGGGCACCACCGGCTTGCCGTCGAACACGCCGGTTGCCTTGGCGGTGTGAAACCATGCGAGCTGGTCGGCGGGCGACAGGCTGGCGGGGATCAGGCCGCGCAAATGCTCCGGCACGCCGGCAAGCACGGTAGTGGCGGTGTCGGCGAGCTGTGCCTTGAGGGCAGCAAGCTCCGCGACGGCGGGATCGGGCGTCGGGTTCTCGTTTTCCATGTCGGTTCCTACAGGGGCAGCGCGAGCGCGGCGGACTCGTCGCGGCGGGATTGGAGTTCGCGCATCGCGGCAGCGCGATCGGGGAAACCATCGGGGTTCAGCGCCATAAGGGCGTCAGCTGGCGACCAAAGCCCCAGGTCGATCTTGTCGCGGGTGTTGGCGAGCTGTTCGGCTTCGGTGAGGCTGTCTTGCAGCTCCGCGAAGTCCACGGCGATCGTCGCGTCGTCGGGGATGGTGCCGGGGCGATGCGTGTTCACGACAGCCTTGAGCACCGCGAACAAGCGGGCTTCGGCGATCCGCCATTGCGCGATGTCGTCTAGCCGTTCCTCACGAAGCTCGATGCGCCCCGCGTGCTTGGCGCTGCCGGACTCCGCTACCTTGGACAGGTCGAATACATCGCTACCAACGCCGTGCGTGGCGGCAGTCTGGCGCAACACGAACTCGATCGCCGACAGGATCGACGCAATCGGGGAGTTGGGGCTGGCGAAGCCGAACTGCCCGCCTTGGGGCAGCGCGATTGCGCGGTCAGGGCCGAACTGTAGCACCTCGTTGGCGCTAATGCCGGTCGCCCATGCCTGCCCGTGTGCCTGTGTCTCCACCGAGCGCCACAAGTTCGCCAGCGCGACATTCACGGCGTCTTGCGCCTCGATCAGGTCGTTACCGCCGGGAAGGAAAAACTGGTCGTCCGGGAGTCGGTCGAACAACGGCACGAACGGAAGCACGCCATAGGGATTGGCGTTGCCGGGGTTGCCGTCGATCCGGCGGGGCACACCGCGATAGTTCAGGTGCCGGAAGCTGGTGGCCGACCAATCGGAATAGGTCACGTCTTCGGCGCGGGCCGCGCCGTGCGTGATGATAACACGTTCCGGGTTTTCCGGGTCGCTATAGAGCACGTCCAGCACGTTCGGCGTGATGACGTTGAGCGTCGGCGTGCCGGTCGCGTCGTTGAAGCCGACTTGCAGCAGCCCCGTCTTGCACAGCTTCACATAGCGCGAAGCCTTCTTGAGCACGGCGTCGGCGTTCATCGCACGATAAAGCGCGTCCATCGTCGCTTGATCGACGCCGGTGAACACGCGCCGGGGCTGGATGCGGTAGGTGTTGGCGCGGCGGTTGGTGATCGCGCGCACGACATTGATGCTGAAAAGCCGGAACTGTTCAGGGCGCGACCAGCGACGGGCGATGAGCTTGAGCGTCTCTTGCGACTGCTCATCCCAATAATAGCGAAGACGACGCGCACAATCGTCCTTGCGGTCGCGCGACGCAGATGCTATCCGAACAGTGTCAGTTGCGAACAACACTTGACGCACTAAGCTCCAAACAGACGAAAGTGATAGCAGTATAGCTTAATACTGCTTGCGAGTCACGATCTTTATTCATCGTGGCACCGTATGTGCGCCAACATTTTTCAGCTTCGTTGTCGCGAAGACTTCAAAGCCAATCGGCTGGACAGGCTTGCGAGCACAGTAGGCGTCGAACAGGCGTGAGGCTTCGCGCATCGACCGGCACTCACGCGCGCACGGGGGCGTCATGCTGCCCCCGTTCAACACACACGCCGCGATGGCAGGACCGCGCCCGTGGCAATGGATGCCCTCAAGCTCATACGGGTTCAGGGAGACGTGCCGAAGCGAGTGCGCAGCCCATGCCAGCGCATGCACAAAGTCATCGTGTGCGCCGCGCGGGTGCGTGAACTTGGGAACGGCGGCTTCGCCATCGGTCGCCTTGCCGTCTGCATGCACCTCGAACACGGCGAGTTCGGCGAGTAGGTCTTTGAAGGCAGGGTGAATATGGAGGCGCTGTTCGGCGGCAGCTTGATACAGCCCCATGAAGGCCTGATACTTCGACTTGCGCGATGGGTGGATCACCTCAACGCCGGAGCTGTAGGGTTGGGTCGCGGCCCAATCCGCCACGTCCTGTGCGCCATAGGACTCCAGCGTAGCGCGGCTCATGCCGTAACCCCGATGGTAACCGTCCAGCCGGCTCTTGATGCCGCCAAGCCGGCCAAGGAACACGCTGTCGGCGTCCAGCACGAACAGGTGTTCCTCATCGTCCAGCACGATCTTTGCGACACAGGCGGTCACCGTGCGGTCGCCGTGGCGCGATCCACCGAACGCGCGGTCCAAACCCCCGCCGACGATGTAGGCGGACCCGGCGGCGAGCGCCTTCACGTCCAGTGGATATTCGTGCGTGCATGCTGCCAGCACATCGGCGGGGAACAAGGCGCTGGTCGCATCGCCCCAGCGGTTCAGGTGATACAGCGCGAACTCATGCGGGAGCATCTGGCGCGACAGCGACCGGAGCTTGCTTTCGCTAATCCAAGGCGGCGCGTTGCGGCATGCGTCGTCAAGGTCGGCGTAGGCGATGTGGCTGAACGCGATTGACGTGTCGGGGTCGGTCGGATGGTTCGCGGCCTGATACAGCTCAAAGAGCTTGTTCGACTTAGGGGAGACGGTGCTGTCGATCAGCATGAGGGAGCCGGCGGTGTCCAGTAGCGAACCGGCGAGCGCCGCGAACACCTCATCGCCGCGCGGCGCGGCGTGAAGCTCCGATACCTGGGCGCACGACAGCTTCTTGCCCCAAAGTGCAGCCGGGTTGGCGCTGAACGCCTGAATGGTGGAGCCGGCGGTCGGGAACTCGATGCGGTCGCCAAGCACGTTGATGGTGCCCGCCGCGACCAAACGCTTGAGCAAAGGGGTTTGCTCGAAAGCCTCACGGATCGACCGGAACGCCGTATCGACCACCTGCTTTTCGCTGTTCGCAACAACCGCGACGGTTTCGGTCTGACGAGTGAGGAACCGCCAAACGATAATCATGGCGGATGTGACGGACTTGCCGTGTCGGCGGGGCCAGCAGAACGCCGCGACAGACACGTCCTTGCCGTCCAGCGCCTTGGCGATCTCCGCGCTTTCGCGGGGGCCGGGAACGAACGAGGTGAACCCGCCGGTGCTCGACCGAACGCGCGGCTGCACGTCATCAAGAAACTGGAAAAAGCCCGCGCTGCCGGAACGCCATGAGGCGATCGACGCGGCGAGGCTGGACGTGGCAGACGTGGTGGACAAGCGGACGGACTCGGGAGCTGATTTGAACGCCGCGTGGTTCGCGGGATCAGCCAAACGACGCTCGGCTTGAGCGGCCCTTGTCCGGGCGTGGACCGCACGCGGTCCGATCGGGTTTGTGGTGCCTTGTGCCGCTTCGCGGCTAGTGGCTCGCCGTGTTCACCGTGAGCGCGCTAACGTGTTCGCCTCAAACGCCGTGAGATTGAGGCACCCCGGAAGCCAGTGGATATGACCCGATCCTCTAGCGGGGTTCTCGGGATCGCCGTGAACTCGGTGAGTATATCAAACCCGGAAGAAAAAGAGAACAGGAAAGTTGCTTGCACGCCGATCCCTGTTCATCCCCAAAGCTAAAGGAAAACAAGCGAGCCGTCACGGAGTGACGGCGAAGCTGGTCACCCGACCGAAGGGAGGGTGAACGTCTCATCCCTCACCTTGATCTTTAGAACGTCTGTCGTCCCGCCTTCGGCGTGACGACAAGCTGCGCCTCCGCTTCGCTTCGGCTTGCTTGGTTTCCTCGCTTCGCTCGGTGTTCAAAACACACGGTATGTGTCGTCAAAAGTTTCTAGCTAAAATCAGACGACACGTTTTTGAACGGGGTGGAAATGGCGGTTTTCCGTGGTTCCGTTTTTCAGGCATCCTCCAAAACCACCGATTCCACCCCGTTCAAAAATTGTCCGGGTGAACGGGGTGGATTGTGGCTTTCGGCACGATCAAACGCAGCCCACACCGGCGCGTCTGCCGGCTCACACTCAAGCCGGCCAATGCGCGCGATAGCCTCATTCACCCGCACACGAAGCGATGGTTCAGGAAACCCATGATCGCGGCCAAGCGCCAGCATGGCGCGCGCTACATCGCCACCAGTAACCTCGCCGGCATGTCGGCGCTCAATCGCTACCAGCACCTGCCAAACGTCACAGGTGAACGCGATCGTTCGATCGGGTAGGTTTCGCAGCCAGGTCGGTGCGCCCGCTGCCCGCGCTTGGCTCACAAGTGCTTCGTGGCGCTGGTCGCGCTCATCGTCCAGTGCTGCCAGCGCTGCCGGCGTGGCTGTCTTCGCCCGTTTGGCCTTCCGCTTGTCTTCGGCGCGCCCCTGCCGCTTGCGCTTCGCTTCTTCGGCACGCTGCGCAGACAGGTCGTCCTCATTGTCCGAGGTCCAGCCACGTTCATCACAGGCTGTCGCGAACTCGGTAAACGTGGCGTGCTCATATCGGGCCGTGCCCTCAAGGCCCTGTGTAGCGGCTTCCCACGCCAATCGCTTTGCGGCGATCCCCGCATCCATCTCAATACGCTGTTCGGCAAACTTGTTGCACGCGGGCTGCGATGGACAGCCCTTGCAGCCGCGCGGCGGTCCCTGCTCACCTTTGAATGTCGGGCGTGTATCGAACTCGCCGCGAAGATACTCAACGGGGTTCGCGAAACAGGCGAGCTTGCCGATAGGCTTGTGCTTGATATGGCCGTTGGCGTCGATTGAAACGTCACGTATAAACAGGCGCTCCTGCCGATTGCGGTAACGTTGAACGCGCGGAACATGCTTGCCGTCACGGCTGACATAAGCTATATTATTCGCGATCATTGGTTTTCTTCATCTAGTGATCTTTCCTAAAGGCTTACTCGCCCGCCGGTTTGTCCGGCGGGCTTTTTTCTGTCCTTTAGAATACGTCAGAATCACTCAAAAATCAACGACGCGGTTTTGAACGGGGTGGATTAGCTCGCCGACGTGATCGCCCCGAACTCCACGCCATCAAAGCGCACCTGCTCCATCACCGGCGCGAGGAACCGCACCGTGCCCTGTCGCACAGCGCCATAGCCGGCGGTGGTGCTTTTCTGGTCATGCCCCAGCGCGACGGCGATCTGGTCATCGACAAGTCCGACCTCCACCCGAAGCCGGTCTGCCAGCTCATGCCGGAAGCTATGCGCCCCCAAACCATCGGCCCCCGCCTTCACGCCGATGCGGGTGAGGTAGTCGCGCCAGAACGCCGAAGGCTCCGCGCCTAGCTGGTCACGATCGTTCGCCACCAACTCCGGGAACAGGCGGCTATCGCCACCAGCCGCGCGGCGTTCCTCCACGAACGCGACAAATCCAAGCTCCACCAGCTTGGCATGCGCGACCGATGCCCGCGACTGCCCTGCTTTCGTGGTCTGCCCCTTCTCCGGCGCGTGCTGAATGTCGATGATCCAAGCACCGCCTTCGTGCTGTGACACGTCTTCGGCGCGGAGTTGTGCCGCCTCGCCGACGCGCATGCCGGTGAACAGGCACAACAACGGAATCCAATACCGCCAATCGTTCGCACGAACCTTGCCGGGGCGGTGCTCCTTGCCGTCCGCCTCAAACCCGGTGAACAGGGGCGATGCTAGAACCTTGTTCAAGCGATCCGTGCCAAGCGGCGGACGCGGGTTCTTGCCACGCACCTTGTCGTGAAACAGGCCGGCGCACGGGTTCGACAAGTCCCACCGTTCCTTGATGAGCCACGCGAACAGCGGCGATATGGTGGAGAGGTGCTTGTTCACCGTCGTGAGCGCCGTGCGGGGCATATCGGCATCGCGGGCCTTCGCTGCCGCTTCTCGCATCGACAGGCCGCGCATATCGGCCCTGTCGCGCCATTTGGGCGGTAGCTGGCGCAAGGTGTCGCGGTATTCGCGGACGTGCTCCGGCTTGATCGACGCGACAGCGCGATCGACGCCGACGAACGCCGCGAACTGCTCGATGACCTTGCGGTCCTGCTTGAGCGTGTCGTCGCGCTTGCGGCCTTCGGCAAGGCGCTGTTCGGCGTAGCGGTCGAACAGGTCCAGCAACGCCTCACCGGGCTTGGCTTTGTCTTGCTCACGCTGGCGCACACGGGCTACCAGTGGGCTTGCGACAGAAGCCTCCAGGTCGCCACGGGCGCGGGCATGGCTGGTTTTCAGCGCCGCCATGCGAGCGGCGTTCAGGTCGGCGAGGAACTGCCGGTAAGCCGGTGTGTCGGGCTCAAGGTCTAGCCCCATGCCTTCGATAATCTCGCCCGCTATGCCCTCTACTAGCGAGTGATCGCCTGTCGCTGCCAGCGGCGTGAAGGCATCTAGCGCGGCTTCCGTGCGGTGCATGTGCCGACGCCAGCCACCGGGTTGCTGTCGGCGCATGTCGCTCTGCGCCAGCGCCTCGTCGTGCCCGAACTCGACTGCCAGCGCCTCTAACTCCGCTTGCGTTGGCTTCCGGCGTGCTGGCGCTGCCACGGGCATCGTCACGAACGTATCACCCCGAGCGATCGCCCATTCCCGCTTCCATTCGTCTAGCACCGCCAAGGCACGATCGGACGCGATCCGGCGATCGGTCGTGCGCATCGACATCGTTCGCTCTTTGGGTTTGCCGGGGCTGTGTAGTGCGCGCGGGATCGGCACGCGAAGCTGCCAAATGCCGCGATTACCGCGCTGAACAAGGTAGGTGGCGAGAGACAT